GTGGCTCTTACAACACACAGAGCGGCAGCTATGGCGCCCAGTTCGGATCTAATCTAAATGATGGTGGCTATGGACATATCTTCATGATTGGGGACTCCAAGACGGCCACTGTGGTCAGCCGAGCGTACTTTGCTATCGATAATGGGATCTGGATCAAGCCTATCGCTGCGGCGCCAAGCACTCCGGAGAACGGCGTGTTCTATTATGATAGCACCACTAGTAAGTTCCGTGGCTATGCCGGCGGGGCATGGGTAGACTTCCATTGATAGACTTTCATGTAAACTCGAGCCTCCCTAGATCCGGAAGTGAGCTGCTTCAAGCGCTTCTCGCGCAACATCCCTTGGTGTATGCGAGTGCCACCAGTCCAGTTCTAGAATATTGGTACGGCGCTCTCTCCAACTATACTCTGCCGGAAGTCAAGAGTCAAAACAACATGGATAAGGCCTTCAGAGGATTCTGTAGGATGGGTACGGAAGGTTTCTATAGACCACTAACGAATCGCAAAGTGGTTGTCGATAAGAGCCGCGGTTGGTTAGAATATGCGGAGCTTCTTTGGAAAGTATTTCCCGAGGCCAGAATTGTGAGTATGGTTCGAGACCCAGAAGATATAGTCCGCTCTCTAGAAACTATATATCAAGAAAACAGCGGCCACCCGGAGACTAGACATCTTCCCAAGACAGCTGCCGCACGTAGAGCGGCGTGGCTCCATCCAGAAAGCAAACCTCTCGGCTTAGCTTTACAGAGGCTATACGAAAGGCAGCAAAAACCGGACAGTCGCATATTCTATGTGAATTATGATAGCTTATGTGATTCTCCAGTCGAAGCTCTTCGATCAATCTTCGAACATCTTCAATTGCCAGCGTTTAATATCAATCCGATGAATGTCACTAAGGCGACGCCGGAAAATGATGACTACTATGGCATCTTCGGGAAACATTCCATTCGATCCACCGTGAGAAAACAAGATGGCGACAAACAAAGAACGGCTCGATAGTCTAATGACAGCGCTTTATGCTGATGCGGCAACTCCAGAAAAGACTGCCTCATTCACTAGTGCAGTTCTGCAATTCTGTACCGATCAGCAATCTCAGGAAAAGTTCGGTTGCGATAAGTCAGCGCTGAACGATAATCAAAAAGCTTGGTTCGTGCTAGATAGAATCAGAGATGAGATAAAGGCAATCCGGAAAGATGGTCGGCTCTGCAATGCTCGGGCCGCAGCTAAAGCAGCGCGCGATGCTTTCCTGAATGCCAACCCGGAAGAATCTTAAATAATCCATTTCCATTCCACTCAATATACGCAGGAAGCATCATGTTTCTTAGTAAGATGTCATGTCGTTGGTGTTTCTTTGTTTCGCTCTCTCTCTTGTTATATAGCAGCATCGCTATCGCTCAAGACGCAGTGTTGGAACGACATGATGCTCCCACGTGGGAAGTTCTGGTTCCTTATGTTTTCGGTGTAGTGGTCGCGATGATTGGTGCATATGTTCGTGGTCTAAGCAGGAGAATAGAAAACATAGAGCGCGATATCAACGTCAAGAAAGCCGACAGCAATCTTCAGATAGCAGAACTGAAGGAGAGGATGATAACTCGTTATCATGATATTGACGCTATCGAACGATCCATTAAGAGTTCTCTTGAACCAATTCTGGTTCAGATTGCACACCTACAAGAAGGCGTCTCCAAAGTGGACGCCATCCATGCGCGCTTGGACCTACTGCGTGTTCCATCTGCGAACGTCAAGCGCGGGCGACTGGTCGCTATCGATGACTTCCCGGACGATGGTGTGTAAGCGAAACAGGAAACGCTTTGTGGGAAACACTTGAAATCACGAACGTTCCCATTTATAATACAGAAGTGACTTGAGGTCAAAGTTCCCGGCCCTGTCACTATCTCACAGTGAGAGGGAACACTCTAGACAACATAGGAAGCGAGATGAAATTACTCCCTATGGTCAGCCTAGCTGCCATTCTACTCCTCCCGATCGCCGACCGGTCGGTTGATCCGATTTCCATTCCAACACCAGCATCGACTTCGATAGAGGCTCCCCCGGCGGCCACTTCATATGTAGTCGATCAAGAAGAGCTCCGCTGCATGCAGGAGAACATCTACTTCGAGGCCGGTAATCAGCCGATCGAAGGCATGCGAGCCGTAGCGGCCGTTACTATGAACAGAGTCAATTCGCCTCGATTTGCCCCAAAGACCGTATGTGGAATTGTTCATCAGAAAACTGGAAAGATGTGTCAATTCTCTTGGGTGTGCCAACGACGACATGTCGCTATCGATCCTACTAACTGGGCCAAAGCCGGTCGAGTCGCATTACATGCTCTGACTGGTACCCTACGACATAGCGTAGGCGAAGCACTTTTCTTTCACAATACAAGCGTTCATCCTTTCCGAGGCCGCACGTTTATTGTGAAGATTGGAGATCATCTCTTCTACAAGTGAAAGGAAACAGCAATGGGTGTCCAAGTCCAAGAGAATACTTTGTGGTACGATGATGCTGTTTTTGTTGTTGCTCGTGTATCGGATAGATTCAAAGCCGGAAGATGTCAGCTAGTTGACGGCAGGTTAACATTGGACGACGGTACATGTGTTCTAGACTCGGAAGTAATCAATGTCACTCATGTAGAAGATAGACGATGAAGAGATATGCTTTAAAGCTAAATGACATCAAGAGGTTCGCGAACGTCAAGCTCGTCTCCGGGGCGAGCTATAACAAAAAGTGGTCGAGCGTTGAATTCTCGGATTGTATACAATTGATGAAATGCGCGAAGAAGATGGAAAAATTGGGTCATGTATATGACTCAAAAGTGGAGATAGATGATATGTCCACTAACCCGGAAACTTTCACTATAACTTGGACGTACAGAACATGAAATCTAGTGGAATCCAGTTGCAAGTGTCGGCACATGGCATGCTGAATATCATGACACTCGTGCTTGAAGTTGTCGCTGCCAAACGATCCGAAGTCGAGGCCGTCTTCAGATTGGCCCTCAGTAAAGCGATTGAAGAAGGGAAAATCATCGATGGTGTTCTGGTGACTGATCTTCGCCACCTGCCGCCTTTAAGCGCAAATATCAGATTTGATCGAAACGTCATCATTGCCAATGCGCAAGAACAGCTACAATATCTCCAGAAGTACTTCGATCGTGTCAGCGGAGAAGCAGACACTCTATTGGAATGTCTCAGCACTGCTTTAGTTGAGAGTGTTCAAATCATGCCGGCAGATCTCCACCGGTGGCTCCGTCTCTCACAAGGCGATTTCAGTATTGATTGGTCAGCGGCAAAGGACTGATCGAGCTTGCCAGTCATCGACGAGCTTTGACCAGAAGCGACCCTGTATGTTGTCATTGAAGTAAGCGCGTTCGCCATTGGCTAGCTTAGCCGTGAGCACTTCTCTGAGAAACTGTTCGCGAACTTCATTGAAATTGACATCACGTTTGAGCTCATGGAGGGAAAGGATTTCCCTCCGGTAACACTCTCCGCCATTCTCCTTCACTCGCTCTTTCAGTATATCGCTAGAGCCGAAGTACTTCTGCCAATCTGACTCGGTCTTTGACCGTCTAGTCTTCCCTTTCAGTTTCCTGAGTGAGTGGAAGAACTTCTTCCCTACATACATCTTACCGGTGGTCAGTTCAGTGATCAGGTAGACGAAGCCGGCATATCTACCGATGTCTTCTCTGAATTCTTTTCCGTCGAACTGCCATGGACACTTTTCCCATTCCTTAGGTTTCTTCATGATAATAGATCTGTCAGAGATGAAAACAGGTTACTAGAGCCGGCGACTTGGATTCTCTCCCAGCGCTTGTAAGCAAATGTTGCCATTACATTCTGGAAGTTATCCACTTGTGAGTAAGAGACGTCCATGGGGCCGATCGAAACTGGCCATGCTTCGAAGAGTGTGACGCCATACCTTCTTCGACCCGCATCATCTAGCGTGTACATGTCAATGTTGGAGACGTATTCTTTGTAGAAGTTCATCGTATTCGAAGATGAGTTGTACGCTGCATTCTGCCATAGCTCAAAGAAGTCACGTGTGTCTACGTTCGCGTCTGCGTAGAATGAGAACGTTACTGGATCATAAGAAGCAGAGAATGGTGCCCGAAACGGAGCCTGATTTTGCTTAACGTCGAAGCTCTGCAGTGTCCTTTGTGGAAACATAGCAGTGTGACACTTGATGTTGATGCTTCCGCTATTTCCGATCAGTTTCTCGACAGATCTCAGCGCATTACTTGTTCCGAAAGGGTTCTGCCATTTCTCACGAGTTGAAGTGGACACACCAGCTGGTAGCCGGAAGATAACTTCGTACTTGTTAGGCTTGAGAATTCCGTCTGTGAAAGCAGACAAGAATCGAGACCATACATTCATTTTCTTTTCCTTCTTTGTGGTCTATGTTGGCGCCATACTTCCGAGGCAGACGCTTTCTTGAACTGTTGAATGGGCAGCTCCACTACTTCCGGCCAGTAGCCATCATCAATTCTGAGCAGTCGCGATGTTACGTGGTTGGCCAAGTAGCGATGTAAGCATGGTTCGAATAGGCTCGACTTCGCCGCGGCGCTGAGCATCCTGTAAGAGAGCGCCATGTATGATCTAGGGTCACCGACACGACGCCGATAGCTGTCGAGTTTATCTAGCAGTGCTCGTCGTTGGCGTTTTGGCAAGTAGTGCAGGTTCAGGCCCAGCCATCCGTCATTGTAGATTTCAATTGGAATGACTAGTGGAAGAGTGTCATACCATGGCAACGTTTCTTTGTGCTTTGGGTCATAACCGTAGAGAAACACGCCTCCGATGAAGACGCTATTGCTCTTCCGAGGATTGAACGCCTCTTCCGGGATCTTGTATGATCTTAGCTTTGGCACCATGGAATAGAGCCATTGCAGTGATTGCTTACTTGTTGTTGGCATTCTTGATCCCCAGATCATATTCGTCGAGCACACGGAACTCAATTCCTTGCGCTTTTGCCCACGCCGAAGCGGCCTTCCACTTATCCTGATTGATCTGATAAGTGCGAGCCGCCTCCAGTAAGGCGGTCTGATTTTTCCTGTTCCTAGGTGGCTTTGTCTGGGCTCTAGGTTTGACTTCTACTAGGAATGACTTGACCTCGTTGTCTGTGCTTACCGCTTGAATGAGAAAATCTACAAAGTATCTACGCATCTTACCCTCGGCGGATGACCAGTAGGGGATGACGACTCCTTCGCTATTCCACTTCAAGATGCTGCTATTGATATCGCACCAATGCATGAACTTGACTTCCCATGAAGACCTGGCAATGATCTTACTCACATCACCTAGATACTTTTCCGGATGATTCGGTCTGAACTGTCGCGGCCGTGGATATCTCTTCATGATCGGAACAACTTAGATAAATAACTAGACATTCCACTGTATTTACTTCATATGGCCGACGAAGCTGTCAATCTAAGTTACCCGAGCAATCTTCAAGATAAGGGGATGTTTCCGGCTAGTATTATGTTCAGTTTCTATGATAGAACCGATCCGACTAGCTCCCACCCAAGCGATAAGATATCTCTTTACATGCCCGAGAGAATCTCGCAGCCTAGTACCGTAAGTTGGGAAGCAGAAAACTTCGGTTTCATTGGCCATTCGGCGTCACAGAATCTACGCATCGCAAACGACTCGGGTGTAGTCAGTGCATATAGGGCCGCCGTTAATGAGCTAACGAATCAAGCGGGAAACATGATCGGCGCTGCCCTCCTCAAGGGAGTTTCGGACTTAGCGACTGCCGGCATCAATGTAATGGGCGGCAATGTCACCGCAGAGAGTCTGTTAGCTAATACCATGGGGAAGATTCCCAATCCTTATCTGACTATGATTTTCAAGAGTGTCAACTTCCGCACATTTGAATTCGTATTCAGTTTCTTCCCAATGGATGAAGCCGACTGTAAGAACATATATCAGATACTGCAGACATTCCGCCGGAATGCTCTTCCCGGAACAGAAGGCGCAGGGGCGACCGGTGCGCAAGCAACCGGCGATGATTCGATGTGGTTGACTTACCCCAAAGAGTGTGAGATCAAGTACATGTGGAAAGATAAGGCCAATCCATGGCTCCACAAGTTCAAGCGAGCAGTCTGTACAGCTATCGACATTGACTACACGGGGTCTGGTTCATTCACGGTCATGAGAAACGGATTTCCCACAGAGATCAAAATGTCGACTCGCTGGTCAGAGATTCATCTGGTCACACGCGATGAAGTTTCTACCGATGGAGAATCTTTCTAATGTTCAAGCGGATAGGGACCATTGAATATGCAGTCGATGGCTACCGCAGTATGGCAGCCAACATCCTCACCGCGGCTGTCGTTAAACATATCGACATTGACAAGGCATTTCTCTATCAGAAATATACTGTTCCGGCTGGATTGACGCCCGAAGCTCTTGCATACAAGCTATACAATGACGCCGATCTGTACTGGGTTCTGCTTTACGTCAATGGTATCGTCAATCCTTTCCTGGACTGGCCAATGGATGAGAACACACTCAGCGATTGGATCGCTGGCGAATACGGAGACATCAATAAGGTCATCCATTTCAAAGATGTGAATACTGGCCTATACATCGATGATGCCCTGACGGCGGAATACTACGCTCTATTAACAAGCGGCGACACATTACCGTACAATATCCATCCAGTTACGGCTCTAGAGTACGAGACGGAGAGAAATCACCGCAAGTCAGAGATCGTCATCATAACTCCAAGATATGTGCGGCGATTCGTCGATGTCTATGAGAAAACGATAGCAGGTAAAGCATGAAGATCGTTAACTCTGGCATTGCGGGCGACTTAACTGAGCTCACTGTCACTGTCAATGAAAAGGACATCACTGAAGCTGTCAATGTGGTTCATATCTATCAGAATATGACGTATATCACTAACAGTGGCGCTTTAGATGTCGTCGATACCAGGAATCTTCTAATGCAGATTCCACTCAATGTGGGCGCTAAGGTCAAGATTTCTTATACGACCAAGACTTCAAGCGAGACCGATGGCACAGCTGAGTGGGATTTCATCATCTATCGCATAGGAGATAAAGTCGCCTCCGAGGCCGAAGCTAGCTCCTACACTGTTTACATGGCCGATGAAAGCCTCTTCTTGAGTCAAAATAAGCGGATATACAAATCATTTCAATCCTCGACATGTGCCGACATGGTCAGTAAGATCGTTTCCGAGCACTTGGATGTATCATGCTCGACTCATCCGGACGATAAATCTATCCAGTTCATCTCACCGGGATGGTCTCCTTTCCGCACTATAGCGTGGCTTACTAAAGTCGCCACACGATCCAAGGCGGCCGATTACTTCTTCTTCCAGTACGCTGATCGATCATTCGGATTCAAGAGTTTCGAAGAGCTATATGCTTCTAACTCGGAGTCATGCAACATCACATTAGATAGAACTGTCGCCAATCTAGCCAATAGCTCAGGCGACGTTGATCGCGATGCCGGGACAGCATTTGCACAGTTCTCGTTCGAACACTTCGACGGTCTGCTCAGTCTGGCCGGAGGTTACTTCAAGAGTAAACTAGCGACCTATGACATAATCACTAAGAAGTGGGAGATCAAAGAGTTCAAGCTCGGCGACGATAACAGCGAAGATAAGAATCGGACGCGAGACGATAGTGATCTGTTCCTACAAGCGGAAGACCCTAGCATGAGCTTCTCGCCAAAACATGCAGGTATGTTTTCGAATCCTAGCTATCTTGACAATGTCGAAGAGTGGCAGATGAGCAGAAAGTCATCTGTATTGAAGTTCGAGCAGGAGAAGCTCTTGTTGCAAGTCGCCGGTGGTGCTAAAGTTAAAGATTGGTTCGCCAAGAACTGTGAAGTTGATCTCCCCAGCATGGATTCATTCCGCGAAGATCGCTATGATAGATATAGACGAGGTCGTTATCTGATAACAGCCATTCATCATAATATCAACAAGACGGTTTATCGAGCCAACATACAACTTTGTAAGAAGAGGCTAGAAGAATGACAGCGGCGATGCAAGGCTTCTCCTTCCCGGAATGGGTATGGTGGATTGGTGTTGTTGAAGATCGATCCGGTGACCCGGAGCGTCTTGGTCGCGTGCGTGTTCGGATCTTTGGATATCACTCTCAGGACAAATCCGATGTTCCGAAAGATGACCTGCCGTGGGCACATGTTATCATGCCCAATAACAGCGCTTCCTCTGGTGGCGTCGGCAGTAGCCCTACAGGTCTACTAGAAGGTTCCCATGTAGTTGGATTCTTTCTCGATGGCCGTAATTTACAGACTCCGATTGTACTAGGTTCTTTTTTCGGGAAGCCAGATGGGAAGCCAGATACCGACCCGCTGACGAGAGGTGAAGATCTAAGTGATTCCATCATTGAACAGAAGACGAATGATGTCATAACATCTAATGTCGGTGGTGCACTAAGTGGCCTCTCCAATATCTCGAGCGCGTTGGGTAATGTGACAAACAATATCAACAACGCTATCACCGGGTTGCGAAGTTTCACGGCGGGATTGAATATTCCATCGGGCCTAGATCTGAGTAGCTTAGGCAGCACAGTTCTACAAGATGTGCCGGGCGTGTCCCAGATAATCAGCGGTTCATATGAAGCGTCCTCTCTTGGAGGCATTGTCACTTCACACCTCGACGGGCTGACGACCGAGATTAGTTCGGTTGCTGCGGATCTACAGACGGCAACTGATGCCATATCCATCGGTAATCTTCAGAGTCAGCTGTCAACTTTAACGTCACAATATTCCGGTGTCGTGGGCGCGCTTGGTGATATTGGTGTGTCTATCCCTGGCGTTAGTAATGTGCTTTCATCTATCGGACAATTGGGCTCCTTAGCTTCCAACATTTCGAAACTAGGCTCGGCCCTCTCCGCTGCGCAGAGTCTCCTAGGTGCGGTGAGCTCAATCAAGTCGGCAGCAGACATCATTGGCGGCGCCATTGGTGCGGTGAACGCTGTAAAAGCCGGCGCTCTTAAGAACACATGGAAAGAGCCACCGACGCCAGCTAGCCCGGGTTATCCCTATAACAATGTACGCCATTCCGAGGCTGGCCATATCGAGGAATTCGATAATACACCCGGTTCGGAGCGCTATCAGCGTTATCATCCCGCGGGTTCTTTCATTGAAGTCCATCCGGATGGCACTCAAGTTCTGAAAGTTGTCAAAGACAACTACAACATCGTCATGGGCGATGATTATGTCCATGTGGAAGGAAACGTCAGTGTAAATATCAAAGGAAATGCGACTATTGCAGTTGGCGGATCGTGTGGACTCAGAGTCGACGGGGATCTTACCCAGGCCGTCGATGGAGACTACTCACTGGCCGTTAGCGGTGACTTTAGCCTTTCGGTGGGTGGCTCACATAAACAATCGGCTGGCACTCACTTCCAAGCGGTTGCGCCGCGGATCGATCTCAACTAGTTTCATCGATCCGCTAAAGATTCACATTAAATACATCAAATAGAGATTCATCGGGAGATATCACAATGGCGAGCGCCACCACTAGCAACTACCTCCATCAGAAGTACCTCGACGCCTGCTTGAAAGGCTCAGCGTGGGTTGGGCCTACCAACATCTACATCGCGTTCTTTACGACAGCTCCCGCGCTGGACGGCACTGGTGGCACTGAAGTGACGACTTCCGGCACAGCATATGCGCGCGTGCTAGCTGGCCCAACCGATGGTGTCGGATCAGACTGCTGGACTGGCCCGAGCGGCACTAATCAGGAGTACAGCAATGTGACCGAAATCGCATTCGCTGTCCCGACAGCGAATTGGGGCACGATCGTGGCCGCCGGCCTCTATGACGCCTCGACCGGTGGCAACTTGCTATATGTCGCGACACTTGCGACTCCGCGCACTGTGAATCTTGGCGACGGCGCGCCGCGCATTCTTGCCAATCAGTTCAAGATCTCGCGCGCTGTCTGCTAATTGTAGATAAACAGCGTCATATGTCAGAGCCGCATAAGTGGTTATTCTTATGCGGCTCTTCTATGAACACTTCAATGCGTTTTCTCCACTATAATCAATGAGTTATCAAAAATAATTCTTATACTTTCCCTCTAATGTGATACTTGGGCGCCGGTGTCGGTAAATACCAATACTAATAGAGGCACAGCAGTATGTCTGGCTACAAACAAACACTACAGAACATGGAGCCCAAGCTGCTCCTCACGTTCGATGGCGACACGTTCGACCCTCTCCACCGGACGCTGATATCTGATACTCAAGTCTTCATGGATGAGTCCGGGTATGCTAACGATTGTCTCCTCCATAGCCAGAACGACTCTTATCCCGCTTACAGAATGGGCATTCCATCTCTAGTGGAGAATGAGCTTACCGCCCAGAATGCGATAAGCCTAGGGTGGTATGGGCCACAACCGACAGCCCCCGACGGTGTGTGGCAGAAAGCATTTATCGAAGTTTCCCACAAGTCATGGTTTGAATTTCTAGGGAACAACGGCAGCTTCACATTCGGTTGGATGATGAATCGCCACTCGAATGAAGATGCGTTCCGGAATTATTATGGCTATCCGGTCGCTCCATATAGCTGGAACGGTCTCGTTAGACCTGTATTCCGGAAGGGATCACTTTTCAATTGTTACTACGAAGACAACTGGAACCTCGAAGATCGCTACTATATAGTGCATCCCAATGGCACTTTCATCTTGAATATGAACACATATTCATGGATATATGGGAGAGATTGTCAGTGGGTCTTTACGTGGGACGTAGTAGAAGTTGAGTCGGGTAAGTTTGAGGCTACGGCAACTCTCTATATCAACGGTCATATCATCATGACCGACATGAAAGTATATTATGATACGCCGCCTAATACATATGTGGCAGATCCTTTTGAGATCGGCGGAACGTTTCTCGGTGGCGGCACTTTAGCGCAAAGCGACCGGAACACTTCGCGTGTAGATCTAGACCAGATATTCGTTTTCGATCGTGCACTATCACAAGATGAGATACTTCGAACCTATAAGAAGATCCATCCTTATGATAAGATGATTCTGATGGAACGTTGCACGCAGTACTGGCCTCTGAATGATGCCGGTTCTGCGACTAATTTCACGATGAAGAACCTCGTCATTGGTGGCGTTGATGGTGTTTATCTAGGCGGAAACAGTAAAGCGGTCCGAGCACAATCTCCACCGGACGCCATCGGCCAAGGGTCGAGCACTTTTTTCCAGGCGGGTGGCTGTGCATTAGCGAGAAAGGTGACGCCACAGAGCGTAGTGGTTCCGGTGGATGCACTGAATGGAGACTGGACTGTGCATTTCTGGGCTAGTATAGTCAACGCCGAACGTGGTGTCTTGTTTTCGCTACAGACTGATGATTATCCCAATAAGGGAATCTTATGTCTGGCTAATGTGAGAAATGGCGTTGACCAATCCGGCGCGATCGAGTTCAGCATATCGGACGATTACAGAGTCAACTCTCTTGCGAATATGGATGATGGGACTCCGTGGCTCTTCAATGACGGACAAGATCACGTCTATACTATGGTACATCGATCCGGATCGATGGAACTATGGATTGATGGACGGATGCATTCCGACAAGCTGGCGCCATATCAACCCATCGTTATGCCGGGTAATGTATATCTGATGGGCATGACTCCGGGACACATCAGCGTGACCGGCCGGATGTCGAATGTCGCTTTCACGCCATATGCTCTCGACCCGGCAGAGATCCGGATGCGGGCAGCGTTCCGTAGATTATGGCGCGTGAAGGGGCAAGTCACTTTGCAAGGCAATCCACATCAGGCGACTATCCGGATAATGGATCATAGGAATGGTCAACTTATCCTGGAAACACTAAGCGATTCATTAGACGGTTTATATAGCGCCGACCTGTTCGATAATCGGCTGGTTGATCTGATGGCCATAAATAAACAAGACCCTAATATCAAATGTCGAGCATTCGGCCCCATCACACCAATGGGTTATGAGGACGTACCATAATGGGATATACGAGAACAGATTCTGTTGTTAATACGCTTTCGACCACAAACGATGAGACGTTAGCTGTATGGAAAGCGCATTTTCTAGAAATGCACAGTGCTATAGTTGCGTCCGGCTGGGTCCAAACGGGTGACACTGGTCAGCTCGATATCTCTGCAGTAGCCACCATGCCGACCAGAGCATATGCTGGTTATCGAATCTATGAGATCGACGATGACTTGAGCGCGGCGGGATATTCCATCTACATGAAGCTGGAATTCGGAACCAATTCTGAGACTGGCTCAAGTGGCACCTATGGGTATCATAGTGGCAGCACGCCAAGCGTCAAAGTGAGCTTTGGCATGAAAACCGACGGTGCGGGAGCGCTTCAATCGCAAGCGGGAACGAGTCTGGCAGGGAATCTATCCCTAATGCAACCGGGTCCGCAGTATACCAGTACTAGTGGATACTCTAGTTCATTCACGAGGCCGGCCTCTAAGTTATACATCTGCAAGAATAACGCGCGTGGCTTCTGCGGAATAGTCTTTTATTGCAACGGTCGGGGTTATAACAATAATGGCGGGAACTGGGCCTATAACGCTTCTTCATTAGCATTTTTCCTACAGCGCACGCTCAGTAGCTCTGGCGCGCCTACATCGGAAGGCTTCACTGTCGTGACTCCACTCGGAGACGTCAATGGTGCGTACAGATGGCCGAATGATTTTGCAAATAGCACATATCTGAACAACACCAGTGGCTATTCTTACACGAGCAACACTGTAGTATCTGGGAACGATATGCACGCTAAGCCGGGCGGCTTACTGAGGAGCGGAAGTAAGATTCAGACTGGTCCATGTTACATGTTCGACGGCAACGGCGATATATGCTTGAATCCGAATATCGTCACATTAGGTTCATTGGATCTTGCCGAGGGAGTTCAGTTTCCGGTTGAAGTGACTCCAGGAGACATACATACGTTCATTGCTTTAGGGCCAGGAACCGGGATGTATCCGGATAAGTTCGGTGCGCAGAACTCTTTCGCCATGCTTTATGAGTAAAGACTCATGACGGCTCATCGATACTGGCGACTGTATAACATCAAGAACGGCGACGGAACATTCTGTACAATCACCGAACTGATTATGGCCACTTCCGCCGGCGGCGCATCTGTATGCACCGGTGGAACCGCTAGCGCATCAACTGAGTATGGGAGTGGCTGGGTAGCTGCCGCAGCCTTTGACGGAACTGTCAGTGGTGATCAGGGATGGGCTTCTGCATCAGTTGCTGCGGGTGCTATCGGGCAGTGGCTCGCTTATGATTTCGGTGCTGGGAATGCGAAAGATATCATTGAAGTTCGGATAGTCTCGCGTAGCAATCCTGCGGGCCTCAATCAAACACCCAAGTATTTCCGGATAGAGTATTCCGATGATGGCACCAGTTGGAGCCAGAGAGGAATGGTTCAGGTTTCAACAGCGGACTGGACCGCCAACGAAACGAGAACATTCAGTATAGGTTCCAGCGACGCCGCCCTCATCAATAATACATACCTAAGAGGCCAGACCGAAAGAAGCATCGAACTGGACTCTCTGAGAGTGAGTAATCTGCAGCGTTCTACTACTGGCGACTTCGGTTTTCTCGCAGGTACAGTTAAGAAAGAAGGCGTTGTGGCCGCCGGCGTCAAACTGCAAGCGTTTGACGCTACTTCTAATCTCTTGCTAGGAGAGACGACGTCCAACATACTGGGCGAATGGGAGATCGGTGGGCTAGGGTACGGAAAGAAGCACTTCATTATTGCGACTCATCCCGATACGACTTGGGAAAAGAAGATTTCGAGTCGTCGGGAACCATTTCAACGTCTCAAGTTGCGTACGCGCGCATTCAGTGGCGAAGTCGCCACCATTACTTCGATTGCCTGAATAATTCCCGGGGCGCTTTTCGGCGCTAAATACTAAGAGTCATCCTTATGAGTGAATCTTAGTGCCTATGGGCGTCTGGGTCTACACACCCGGGAACAGCGTCAAGTTCGACTTCAATTTACCAGATAAATGGAAAGCTGAAGCCGGCAATGGCGTTAGTCTCAACTTCACCAACTCGCTAATCTGTTCTAGCGACGCTTGGGAGGCGCACGCAAGTCTCGACTTTGTTGAACCGTGGTCGAGCCAGACGCCCTCGGAAGTTACAATCAACTTCCACTATTCTCCATGCGGCGATCCAGCCTGTCCCGATGATACTTGGGAGGTCGCAGTTCCTAATGCGATCCCGATTATCATCCAGTCACAGTGGGAAGATTATCCAGCTGATCATGTAGAAATCGATTTTGTCGCCTCGATCTGTCAGGGTCCGGCGGATTATCTATCATTCACCGGCTTCTTCATTGCATCTAGTGATGAAGAGGTTAATGTCGCCGTCCAATCTGAGTATCATTTTGGTCCAACTGCGCGATCGGGCGAGAATAGCTCAGTCGATGTACAGAAGTCGGCGGTCCTAGCGCCCGTCGCCACTAGTGGCGAGTCTGTAAGTAACACGCCGATCACGTTCTATCCAAGTCAGGGCTTGGGTACAATCTCCGCGACCGATGGCGATTCGTCTTCGGCAGCTGTTTCGATGGCCGTTGGCCTAGATGCATCCAGCGAGAGCGGATCTAGCTCTGTCGCTAATGTTGCTATTAGTGCCTCTATAAGTGCAGCTGGCGAAAGTGGCGAGACTGCAACTGCGGATGTAGATGCTCGAGTTCCATGGGCCGCTAACCCAATCGCATATTCCGGCGAGCGCGCCGAAGCGAGCGTTAGCACTTCTTCTGTCATGGGGCAATGCCCAGCATATGCCGGCGAAAACACACATCTAGATGTAGAAGCGCATCCAGCGGCACATCCGGAAGGCGTTGCATACACCGGCGAGACTGCGACGGTTGCGGTAGTTGGCCAGACTGTATTCACTCTCCGGGTCAACTCTGGCGAACAGGTTAGTGTAGATGTAACAACTGCCGAATCTTCTAGTCTATTGCCGCTCGCTTATGATGACCAGAGCGCCACTTTATCTGTCGCGTTCAGTCAAAGTGTAGGGACAATAAACAGCTACGATGGTAGCTCTGTTTCTTGTGTCATTGATATCGATTCATTATTCATTGGCGGATCCGGCGAATATGCAACCTGTTCGATTGCATCTGCTATTGTCGTCGGTTCGGAACAATATAGTGGCGAATCCACTAGTGTGGACGTTGACGTCCATCCATCCGAGCCAGTTGGTGTCCTTCTAGCCACTAGTGGTGAAGCTACATGGTGCGTGCTAAGCACGCTCATCTCGGCAATCGTCTATCTAAATCCTGTCACACAGTGGGATGATGCAGTAGTATTTCTCGATACATCGACATATTTCGATCTACAGAATCAGTCATGCATTCCACCGCAGTCGCGCGATTCATACACGCACATTGAGCTGTCGGCCGCCGAGCCCGTCGATATTCTATTCACCGAGGAAAAGATAATCGCGACCTGTTCAGTATCGACTCGCACTCGATTCCATCCCCAGTCATATACAGGTGAGAGTTCTGGCTATTTTACATATGAGCTACCAACGATGCAAGCCTTCCAGGCAGAAAGTGCATGTATCGTTGATATTCAATTCGAAGAGCTAAACATCCCTCTCTGTTATGGTAATCTAATCCCAGTCAGCGAATCGACCAATATCGAAATGGTCGATCTGAGTAGTTATCTCTGCAGTACTGATATGATGTATTCCGGAGAGACTGCCACTGTAGACATCTGCGCCAATGTTCGATTCTATCCGGCAGTTATGGATGGCGAGACCAGTACGACTGATGTCTTTTGCATTCCAGCGTTAAGATTCTTAGCTTATTCTGGCGAGTCGGCTCGCGATATTGGCGTATGGATTAGATGTTATGGCACCAGCGCAGAGACGGCGTCATGTCAGATTGCCGGCGAAGAGTATCTAGCTAGCTCGGGCGAGGCGGCGACGGTTTCAGTCACCACGCTCTATGATGTGGAATTCCTCGAGCGTGGCTGTCTCGATAATGAGTTTGTTCCGTCTAACGAAAACGGGGATGCGGATTGGGATAAGTTCAATCCCGTACCTGTCGAGCTGGACTTCTTTGTGCATTCAATTAAGGGACGGTGTATGTAATGGCGACTTGTGTATCTGCTTTTGCTGCTAGTGGAGGATATGATAGTCTGCCGGAAATCTTTCCTTCGACTATCACTCCATTCAGTACGACGGCACTTGCTCCTAAGCTTTTCAAACTCAATATTCCGGGGTTTCAGAGTATAAGTCTCAGCGTTGCTCTTTCTACCGCGCCATATGCATCCGGCATCACTATCTTCAGCTACAGCGGTAGTTTGACTCCCATAGGAAGTGTTTCATTGACGGCAGCAAATACAACTTTCTCGATCGACCTAGCTGCCGGTCAATATGTCGTATGTGTGCATTCGACTAACACACAATCTGGATCACTGGTCGGCTCTTTCACTGGTTATCCAGTGACACCTAGATTCTTCCCCGTCGCCGGATCCGGCGAAGCAGTTGGAGTCGTTCTAACGACGTTTCCTAAACCGCGAATCTGTAATGAGCCTCTCTTCTTCAAGATAATAGACGGTCAGCTGCCTCCCGGATTAGGCATGGATAGTCTAGGAACTATCCGCGGCAGATTGCCCAATTTGGACTGTTTGGAAGATAGACTTAGCCCGTCCATGGATTGGTGGTATCGAGATATCGATGGAGTCGCCCAGCCATGGGGAAGACAGTGGCGATTCAGGGTCCAGCTGAATGTAGCGGCTCAGCCGGACGTGACCGTCGAAGAATGGTTCTGCGTCAGCGTCCATAACAACTGGGACTTCGATCGCGATAGATTCCTCAAGATGCTCCCCTTCGATCGTGAAGAGCAAGTAGCAGAAGTCATCAAGCCGGATCAATTGAACCCATTATGCGCGCCATGCGTGCAAGTAGAAGAACGTTTCAAAGCGCAGGAGATCCCGCTGATCGTCATTGGCGCCAGTGAACAGACGTCGGTGGAGCTCATCCCTATCCCGGAATCTATGTGTGATATGAACGTTTGTGTGGATGACCTACTGAAGCTCTACGAGGATAGCCACCTCGATGAAACAGAAGTTGGTAGATCATTCAAAAGCAAGCTGGACTCTTCTGAAGCATTCAAGGTTCTGCGCGCTCGAGCTGGATTTGTTCCCCCGGACGCTCTCACAGAACATCAACGGAACTTGCACGTCATCGCAGTGGATCGCTATAATGACTTCATCCAGTTGACAAAGGCGCAGCAAATACCTGGCCCTAATGACACTCAATTCTTGTTCCAACTTTGGAAGAATGCAGAGAATCAAATCTTACCAATTACAGCATATGCTCAATCTGGTTTCAATTGTGAGGTAGAAGTGAAATGGAACTGAAAAGCCCTTGTCAGCCATGCGTTTCGCCAGAGATTGTACCTCTTGCTGAAAAGTTAAGCGCACTTTGTGCGCCATGTCCGACTCCACCGGAAGATTGGAGTCGGTATGAAAAAACCGTGTACGTTAAGAAGAATGTCGACACTTACATGAAGGCTATTCGATCTATTGTCGCTGATTTCAATTGTTTCAGCCCCACATAAATATAATGTATGAAACAACCAATTTCACGACTTGGCGACTCTACGATGGGGCACGGATGTTATCCACCCCAGATTATTCTAGAAGGGTCCATGAATGTTTTTGTGGAGAAAATAGGCGTGGCGCGCGTCGGTGATAAAATCCAACCCCATAGCTGTCATCACACCCACCCATCCACGGCCGCGTTTGGGTCGATGACCGTATTTGTCAACAAGCGTCCGGTTATGCGCGTGACCGATAGGGCCGATTGTGGAAGTATAATGCTAACTGGCGCGGCTACAGTGAGAGCTGGCTAATGATCGACATCTATTCCGACTTAGATCTCAGCTTCATTCCTCATCCTCTCACTGGCGATCTTACGCCCAAGAAAGGAATTGACGCTATAGTTCGCTCGGTTAAGCGCTTAGCATTCTGGGACGCTTATGATCTCCCCTTCAGCGCCACGTTCAAGTCGAATGTAAAGAAATATCTGTTCGAGCAAAACAATGAAATCACTCGAAGCTATCTACTTGAAGATCTGAAGTGGATCCTTACCAAGCTGGAACCGAGAATCGTCATTCGTGAGCTAGACATCGATCCCACCGAAGATGGACGAGGTTTTAGCGTTACATTGAAATATTCGATTCGGTCACTGAATGCCGAAGAGACTATCACCTTTACTATCGAGCGCGCCCGCTAATGAAGAATCTAGCTGTTCAATCTCTCAAGTTCGACGATATCAAAGCGAATCTGCGTTCCTTCCTGCAAGGGAATCCAGCATATGCGGATTTCAATTTCGAAGGATCGGGCATAAGCACGCTAGTTAACTTACTAGCATATCAGACTCACTACATTGGCTACTTTGTGAAGATGCTGATAGATGAGTCTTTCGTCGATTCGGCGCACACCAAAGGAGCGCTGCTATCGCACGCTAAGCGTGTCGGGTATATTCCTCGAGGAAAGAAGTCGGCCACCGCTACCGTGGTACTAACTGTGAATACAACTACGGCTGCCGAACCGACTAATCGATTCTTGGAGCTAGAGAGAGGCAATCAGTTTCGTTCATCTAATAGCAAAGACGATGCTCGTATGTTCGTCGTCGTCGACGGCTCGACCATATACAATCGCACGGTCAACGGGAGTAATGTCACATATGTGTCCGATCCCGTTCAGGTATCTGAGGGTCAATTCCGGACCTGGAACTTCAAAGTCGTCTCATCTATCGTCAATCAGCGCTTTATCATAAAAGATCAAGACGTTGATATCGACTCGATTCGCGTACGAGTGAAGAGTAGCGAGTTTGCTACTGATTGGGAAGAATACAGTCTAGCGTCTACTGTCGAAGATCTCGGAAAGACTTCGACAGTGTACTTCTTAACTACCGACGAGAATGGCAACTATCAACTCTTCTTTGGCGACGACGTCTTTGGTGTCAAGCCTAGCGATGGAAACTACGTTGAAGTCACATATGTAGCCAGCGCTGGTGCAGCAGGCAATGGTGCTAAGGTGTTCACTTTCATTCAGCCATCTGTTGGCTCACTGAAAGACTACAGCTCTTATTCTGTGGCTACAGTCTCTGCTTCTAGCGGCGGATGCGATCCCCAGACAATCGATGAACTGCGGTATGCCATTCCAAATCATTGGCGGCGCCAGAACAGATTAGTCACGGCGAGTGACTATCGAAGCATGCTCCTAGGGGAGTATCGAAACATCGATAGCATTAACGTCTGGGGCGGCGAGGATAATGATCGAAAAGATTATGGCAAAGTCTACATTTCTATCAAGCCAAAAGATGCAGAGCGGCTGACATCAATCTCGCGTGAGAAGATCAGAGATCAACTGATCAAATCAAAAAGTGTTGTCGGTTCTGACGTTGTATTCGTTGATCCGGAATACATCTACGTCGATATCAACGTCTTCGCTGATGTCGCTTTCCAAAAGACATCTAAGACAAAGCCCGAGATGAGCAGTCTAGTCTCATCGAGAATCATCAGCTATAGTGACCTAAAGCTATCCAAGTTTGATGCTATCTTGAGTGATGTTGACATGCTTAATGCTATCATAGCTGATGATCCAGCTTTCATCTCTGTCTACACACAGAAAGAAATCAGTCGCGTGATCTTCCATCGACATAAGACGACAGTCGATCAAAGAGTAGACTTCGGGAACTCATTTGTGGCAGGAACTGTTGTCAGCGGCGATATCAACATCAATAGTGTGATCTATAATCTGAAAGACGTCGCGGGTGAATTGCGGCTATTCAATAAGACCACTGGGTCATCAACTACGGCGGGAACAGTTAATTATGTCGAAGGCAGCCTCTCATATCATCTGCCCGCCGAAGCTCGTATAGTGGGATATGAACTGGCTAGCACTGGTGAGCTATCATTCAAAGCTGTTCCCTCGATACCGGATATCTACACCACACTCAACAAGATTATCAAGATTCGCAATATCAACGTGAAGATTAACGTCGGATGAATTCTTTACTGCCAGTCCTAGTCGATAAGATTCCCTCTTATGTGAGAGAGAACTTCCCGAACTTCGTTAGCTTCATGAGCGATTATCTGCGGTTTCTAGAGCAGGATACTGAGTTTCTGGGAATAATTGAGAGCTGGCAGAACAATAACGAGCCATCCCTAAACGTCGAGCCGTATATCCAGGCCATCTTGCGAGATTTCGGTTTCGAATCTGAGAATAATCTCGCTGTAAGAGAGTCACTCTTACTCGCGTCACTGAAAGACTTCTACATATCACGCGGCAGCGTAGCTTCATTCAAGTACATCTTCAGGGCGCTATTTGATGCCGACGTGGATATCCAATATCCCCGGGAACAGCTCCTGGTGCCATCTGCTGCCTCATATGCAACTCGCCATTTCATCTACACTACAGCTAACAACTATCAGAGTGTTCTTTTTCAGTCCATACTTCGTGCAGTAGCCGATGATGGCGGGTACATCATTGGCTCGATAAGTAAACTGAGAATTGCAATAGAGAACATAACGATCGTATATGGCAACAACTTACCCTATCTTCGGATTGAAATTCTAGAGCCAAATCATGAGTTTGACCTCCTGGACATCATTCAGATTACAGTTAATGAACAGACTGTTTTCGAGACGATATATCCAATTCTGTCGGTAAACATAAGCGCGGCTGGTGCAGGCTATAAAGTCGGCGATCGATTGTTAGTCAGTGGCGCCAATCTACATGGTTCTGGAAAGGTTTCCTCTATTAGTACCGGATCTGTAGACTCCATGAGTATCAGTTCGGCGGGCACCGGGTATGCTATCGGCGATCTGATTCTGGCGACCACGCTAGATCATGGTTTCGGATTCTCCGGTTCGGTGACTGCAGTCAATGGCTCCGGAGGAATCACTGCAGTTCGAATCAATCAGAAAGGGTATAACTATAGTTTACTTCCAGATCTTGTCATCAATTCCGCGCTAGGCACCGGCGGTCTAATTGCCGCTCACAGTAGCAGCATAGGTAGCGTCCAATCGGTCGTAATAGAAGAACCTTTCGTAGATTTCTCCAGCGTCGGATGTACTATCGAATCGTTGACCGGAACTGGATGCTCTTTATCATCCGGGAAAATGACGCGATGGAGCCCCAAAGGCTGGTTGGATAAGAAAGGCTTTATCGGAATAGCATCTACATTGATAGATAGTTACAAAAATCAACAGTACTCCTATTCCATCATCAGCTCGATTCCTTATGATCAGTACAAAGACTTTGTCGCGGATACTCTCCATCCAGCCGGATATGTGGCAGGCGGCATACTTGAGATTAGTGCCGCTATAAATCTTTCTCTAAATAACGAGAGCACCATAGGTAGTAACAGCGTCACATATGTCTATGATGCCGTCCTCGGATGGACTTGGACAGCCGACTATGAGATGGCGACGATCGAATCACCGGTACTAGCAGCCGTTCTTAGCGACATGAGCCTAGACCCATTAGTTGATGATACAGACGACATAATTCTTTACACGAGACCTTAAGATGCCTAGCAATTTCACAAAAAACATCAGCCCTTTTGCAATCGCGGGTCTATTGGATTCCATTTCCGCCAATCGGGCGGAATCGAGGAAGCCTTCTACTTACTATGCTCAGGGTGCTAGAGTAGAAAACGTAGGCAGGGGTTATATTGCAGTCACATCCGGGACGACCAATACCGGCACGGGTCCTTCACAGACGAGCGGATTGCAGATAGATGGAACCGTGCAGTGGTTATACACCGGTCCAGTGGCGACCACTCCAACTTCGATGAACGCTAATCTCTACTTGGGGATCGGAAAGAAAGTTGAATGGGCTACACCATCGACTCCGGATACACCGGTGGTAACCGACAGTGGTTCGAAGAAAACTCTTAATGATCTGATAACCCTGTTGGCGGTGACTAGTCAGAACGTTCGGGCCGGAATTCCTAAGAATGCATGGGTAACTGGGACGATTTATAGCCCCTACAATCCGGATCAATCCGGAGCATATGCGCATGCGCATTATATCCTCGCGGATGAAACACGGATCTACAAGTGCCTAGATAACAACAACGGTGCGCCATCGACCGTACTCCCATCGAGCACTGGCACAGCTATCGAAGAATTGGCGGATGGATACATCTGGAAATATGTGGGCGCGATTGACTCAAATGTCGATTATCAGAAGTTCACCACAGCGGCCTTTATTCCATGTCCGCGAACATCGATTGGCCACGTGATTGGTTCCATTTCCACCTTTGACCATTTCGTGAGTACGGCGACTCCATTTGCCGATACCGATACCATTCAAACTCAGATTATTGGTAGTACTGGCACCGGTGCAATGGCCACCACTCGAGTCAACTCATCCGGCGGCCAGAAAACAATCACCAGTATGTTTGCTTCTGCTCTAGGGTCTGGTTATTCTAGCGAGACGTATGCAGTAGCATACGACTCGGCGGCGGTGGGTTCTGGTGCGACTGTCGAAGGTACTCTCACATCGGGCGCCCTAACGGCGGCGACAATAACGGCAGGCGGAACGGCATATGTGTCCGCATCGGTTCTGGTACTAGGCGACGGCACCGGAGCGGCGGCAAGTTGCACAATCACCGGAGGCGTGGTGACTGGTGTCACTATCGATACGGCGGGAACCGGGTACACTTGGATCAAACTCCTCATTATCCCAGGGACCAAGGGAGCGGCAGCGAAGGCAGTCATGGCGCCATATTTCGGTCACGGCTCTAACTTATCCGCCGAGCTTGGCGCCAATACATTGATCATATCGGCGTCTCTTGCAGCCTCATTTGGTGATTATCTGGAGAATGATTCAACTAGCGTCGATGGTAGTTTCCGACAGCTCTCATTGATTTCTCAAGTGGACTCAACGACTAGCTATAATGCCCCGGCGTTGATCGGGCCGCAACATCACCTGTGGAGCACTCCAGGGTCTCTGAATAAATATAAAGAAGGCTCAGGCGTAGTTCTCTTTATCAATAATGTGGTTGCAGTGACACATACTTCATTGCAAGAAGAGACTTTCAAAGTCACAATCTCACTCTAAGAGCAAGAATCCGGAATGACTAAGCTATCGTTCAACTACGACCCATATTTTGACGATTTCGACGGATCTCAGAATGACATGAAGGTCTTGTTCCGCCCTGGTCGACCAGTGCAGGCGCGAGAGCTTAACACATTGCAGAGTCAGCTGCAAGATCAAGTCTCTAAGTTCGCCAATCACATTTTCAAGAACGGATCGAAAGTCAGCAATGCAGTCCCGCGGCTCTATACGTGCGCATACGTTCGTCTCTTAAACTCCCCAACGGTTAGCGCTTATATCGAAGGCACGCAACTGGTTGGTGAAACTAGTGGCATCCATGCTACTCTGATTAAGGGAGTCGATGTCGAAGGTGATGATCCCGCGACACTCTATGTGGTCTATACCAATTCTGCCATTGATGGTGTAACGTCTACATTCATCCCGGGCGAGAATATCAACTTCCTGAATGCCGATGGCATCCCGGTCCTTACAACAACTGTAAGGTGCCCTTCATGCCCCGGCTCTGGCCTAACGGATACCATTCCCCCGGTCGGAAAGGGACAGTTATTCACTCTAGGCGAGGGCGTATTGTACTATGAGGGGATGTTCCTCAACACTCCCAAGCAGGACATCATCGTCACTAAGTACTTGATCCGTGGTGCGGGTGATGTGTATTCCGGCTACGAGACCTGTAAGATTGGTCTGGATTTCATTCAAACGGTTGTCACTTCCGATAGCGATCCTACTCTTCTCGATCCATCCCTCGGTTATCCCAACAGTACAGCGCCCGGTGCGGATCGATATCGAGTCGAGCTCAAGCTAGTCAAGCGAACATATTCTGCCGAAGATGGTGAGAACTTCATCTTGATCTGTAAGATCGGCGAGAATATGCGCATCGAGTACATGAAGTCAGATAGTGAATATGCTGACTTGATGGATACTTTGGCAAAGCGCACATATGAGCAATCTGGCGACTTCACAGTTCGCTCATTCCGGATCAGCTTCTTGAACGCTAAGAAGGCCACCGCTGAAGATCCGCTTGGATACTCTCTAACCGGATCGGCCGATCAACTAGTCGCTTTGATGTCTCCCTCTATCGCTTATGTGAAGGGCTACAGAGTCGAGACCATTAGCGAAACACCGGTGCTGGTCGATAAGGCGCGAGACACAAGCAAAACTGAGTCATTCATCAATCATTTTGGAACAAGAACTTACATTCTGGGCACAGTTAAGGGCACTGCTATATGGCCTAACGTCAATTCGGCTACGAGCATCCTCTCTCCGGAAGTGACTGTTTCTCTCTATGATGCAGTGACGACTGGATCAGCGGTAGCCGGAAATGTCATTGGATCATGTAAAGTCAGCGATATCGAACACGTCTCTGGTGCACCAGCATCCGGCGCGGCTGTCTACCGCTACTATGTGTATGATCTATCACTGAATACGGGAAAAACATTCGCCGATGTTAAGTCGTTCTGCTTAGCGACCGCATCTTTCTACAACAACACAGTTAATGACACTGTGAGTACGGTGCCGGAAGTCTATTCGACGAATAATACGACTCTCATCTACAATCTGAGCCGACCGAACGTCAAAACTCTCAGATCCATCATTGATAGTAACAATGGATCGATAAGCATCGTCGTCCGGAAGAAACTCAGTGGTGTCGCAGATGCGTCTGGTAACATCACATTCTCTACCGCAACGAATGAATACTTCGACAATATCGGATCATCATTCGTTGGTTGGTACACCTCTGGCGGAGTCACGACGTCTTTCGATCCAGCTGGCCTGGCTACATTCTCTTCGACCAATCTATCATTGGCTCTGGGTGCTCCAGCCGCTGGCGCCTCAGTCTATTGCATCATTGACGTCCTGAATACAAATCAAAAAGAAAAGACAAAGACATACTCGACGACTACTAAGCAAACGACTACTGCGCCTCCGGCAGCATTGGGCGATACCGTTCCACTGGGATATGCTGATGTCATTCGCATCAATAGCATCAATCTCTACCTCGACGGATCGCCTGAGACTCCGATTGAAGACGTAACCGATGAATTCGAACTGGTCGATGGTACGACCGACATGTTCTACGGAGAATGTCTCCTTAAGAGAGTCAAGGTCAATAATCAGACGCCTAACGCCGCGCATCGATTGGCGATCAATCTCTCGTACTATGCACATTCCGGTAGTCAGGGATTCTTTACTGTCGATTCTTACAACTCGGCACTAACTGATCCGGGTTCTGGCGTCACATATGAGAATCTCCCAACATATGTCTCGACCAGTGGCGTTAGTTATCCGGTCGCGTCTTGCATCGACTTCCGAGCTATCAAGCTGACCGACCCCGTCACTAGCGTCTTACCAGCAATCGAAAGCACCGCTATCTTTGATATCGAGTATTATCTAGGTCGGGCTGACCTTATTCAAGTCAGCAAAGATGGCCGGATATATTCGAAGAGGGGTGCACCTTCGGATACACCGCGACCACCGGCTCCAGATAGCTTCTCGATGCCACTTTATGAAGTGTTCCTTGAGCCTTACACTTACTCACTGAGTGATGTGCGGACTAAGTACATCGACAATCGTCGCTACACGATGCGTGATATCGGTGGCTTGGAAAAGAGAATCACCAACATCGAGTACTACACTGCTCTCAATCTACTCGAGAAATCTGCAGCTGATATGTCGATCAAAGACTCCAATGGTCTCGATCGGTTCAAGAATGGTTTCGTCGCGGATAACTTCCAAGACTTCCAGGCGGCCGATTTAGATTCTCCGGAGTTCTTATGCGCTGCCGATCGCAGCGAGATGCAGCTGCGCCCTCAGTTTAAGTCCAGCAATCGTCGCTTGATTCTCGATGAGGCAGGATCGTCAAACTTCGTACGTCGCGGCAATGTGGCGATGTTGCCATACACCGAGAAGCAAGTGATAGATCAGCCATATGCGACCAAGTCGCTGTCTATCAATCCTTATCTGATCTACTCTCAACAGGGCACAATGATGCTGTCGCCCAATAACGACGTATGGTCGGATGACACCAGATTGCCTGTCGTCAATGTCGACGTCAATAGCAACATGGGCGACCTGTCGAAGAGTAAGAAGAGGAGAGTCATCTTCGGAGGTGACTGGGGTTCTTGGATCGATCAGAACAGAACTCACATTGGGCGTCACAGTGGTCCTCCGCCAATCATATATGATGGACCTATCCCTGGGACTGGCATCCCACGCCCAGATTCAGGAGTGTCTCGCCTGCCGAAGTCGATAGAGTCACGCGTGACGACATACAATATCGACGAGATCGTAAAGGATGTTCAATTGACTCCTTTCATTCGCGAGAATGTAGTGGAGTTCTATGCGACACATCTGAAGCCTAACACTAGAGTCTATCCGTTCTTTGATGGTCAGCCAGTGAGTGATTTCTGTAAAGACTCCGGCTTCCAATTGACGGCAGCTAATGCTTCTGTCACTACTGCTCTAGTCTCTTATGGTTCAGCGCTGATAACTGATGCTAATGGTGAGATTCGAGGAGATTTCCGGATTCCAGCTGGTCGGTTCTTTACCGGCGAGAAGAAGTTCATTCTGACCGATGATCCGGGGCTTACTGGCGATCCAGACGCCGAGACGACTCGAGCAGAAGCGGTATATTTCGCTGGTGGTTTGGATGTTACCAAACAAGACGTCACCGTCAACGTCATCACACCAGAGAAAACACCTGCGGCTCCGGCGGAGGCAACTACTTCTACTTCCACCCCGAACACGACACCAACGCCGGCGGCGGATACTTCGCGCGAGACCACTCCGCCTACTTCCAATGACGTCCCACCGACGAATGATTGTCTGGGTGGAAAGGCTTCTCAAACAAACAGCGGTTGTGGCTGTGCCGTCCATGGTAAGCCATGGCTCTGTGGTGACCCAGTCGCTCAAGCGTTTGCAGTAGATGAAGACATGTTCATAACCGCGGTTGATCTATTCTTCCAGCAGGTTGATATGGTCTCCGATCGAATCTTCGTCGACATTCGGAATATGGTGAATGGATATCCAGGTCCGACCAAGTTGGCCACCATGAACTATACGCCAACTGACATTGCAGCTAGCTGCTCACCCGACTCTAGTACTGCGTTCCGGGTCGAGTTCAATACGCCGATCTTTGTCGAGAGCGGCAATCAGTATTGTTTCGTCGTGGGCGGCGCTTCTCCTAACACGAAAGTATGGGTATCCCATCTGGGACAAGAAGTCGTCAATATGCCCGGGAAGATTGTCGAGACGCCTCCGACAGGGCAAGTCAGCTTCCGCTCACTGAATGGATCTACTTGGAACGCCGAACAGTTTGAACAGATCAAGTTCAAACTATACAAGGCTGTGTTCAATACAAGTGAGATGACGCTTAAGTTCGAGAACTCACATAGCGATGATAGCTGGGAGCTGCCGGAGAATCCGATTCAGACGGAGGCCGGTAAGACTACTGTGCGAATCACTCATCCCGATCATGGCCTAAATGCTGGCGATCGAGTCAGCATCAGTCTATTCGATGAGGAACCGTTGGAAGTTTCGTTTACCGACTTCATTCCGCAGATTGGCCAGATTCTACACACCACAACCGGACGGGGCAAGTTGCGCAAGATCATCGCGTCTACTACTGCCGGTCGTTGGAAGCTATGGTTCGATAAAGTGTCCGGTGTTTTCCGCGATGGTCAGACTTGGAATGCTGATGCGATGACGAGACACGTCCGTGATGTGTTCTTACATGATAGAATCGGATCACGTCGTACTGGTGGGATTATCTACAACGGTTGCTTTGGTACGGTCCATGGCGGAATCTTCGCCAACAAATATGGTACCGATAAGATCGCTGGTATCCCAGTCGAGAACTTCAATGAAGAAAGCACAACGGGATCAACTGGCTCGACGGTAACGAGCGTTGACTCGCGAGACACTTATACAATCACAATGCCGACACCTGCCACTACTACTGGTACAGTGGGTGGAACTGGTGTCAAGATCTATGCGGCAAATGAAAAGTATGAGATGTTCAACTGCGCCGGCGCTTATTTGCCATATCGGGCTTCCGAGAAGTGGACGCTCGAGGGAATCGCCCATGGCGACGCTGGATCTCCATTTGAGACGATTGACTACAACAGAATGGCACCAGTCACTTTCACGCCAGCAGCAGATACGTTCCTGGGTCAGCCATACAAGATCGCATCAGAAGCCAATGAAGACAGTAAACTGGGCATCGGTGAGAGGTCAATCAACATCTATGCGCGATTCACTTCGCCATCACCAAACTTAAGCCCTGTCATCAATCTAGATACATTCAGCTTCACTGCAGTGTCTAATAAGGTCGGTTGGATCAGTCAAACGGCGATGGAGTCCACTCCAGCTTCTCCCACAAACTGGTTCCCGGAGACTGACCCCAGCTTGGGCTCGGAGCCGTTCAAATATGTGACCAAGACTATCAATCTCGCCAATCCGGCTGCTGATCTACATATCTATCTGGATGTTTACAAGACTATAGACTCCGACTTCGATGTTTACATCAAGACGCTTCCGGTTTATGGCGACACGAAGATCGATGATGCTCAGTGGGTTAAGTTGACAATCGAACCTGGTCGGTCTAGTGTCGATCTGACTGACTTTATCGAATACACGCTCATCGCTTCAGAACAGGCGACAGCATGGTCAACTGAACCCTTCTCTTCATTCAAAGTGAAGATCGTGGGTCGCTCTCATAACTCAGCCAAACCTCCTCTGTTCAAGAACTTCAGAGCAATCGCAATCACATGACGATGAAAGTTCAAGATTATCCACATCTTCGACGTATGTCGACCGGCGGTATCATCAATGTCGATGAGCGTGGTTACATGATCGCAAAGAACAGGGCGCGAGCTGCTGGGAAAGTTGATCGATTGGAAATGAAAGTCTCGTCACTAGAAGAGAAGGTCGATGTTATGTTGTCTCTTCTCAGAGATTTGAAATTGGGAGCTATCAATGGGTAACATTACCACACGGGCCGAATTGATTGATTATGCGCTTCGTGAGCTTGGCCATCCGGTGATAGAGATAAACGTCGATCGATCTCAGCTAGAGGATCGCGTTAATGATGCTCTGGATTTATTCTGGGAGTTCCATGCAGACGGTTCGGAGCTAACATACCTCACACATAAAGTGACGGCGGAAGATATCTCAAACGGCTTCATTGAGCTTCCAACAGATATCCTTTCGGTTCTTAAACTGATGAATCTCGAAGGTTCGGCGACTGGCATTGCTAATGTCAATGTCCAATATCAGGCGTATCTGTCTGATATGATGAACATCAGTCGCATAACTCGTGGCGGTCTCAGCAGCTACTACATCACAGATAGTTTTCTAGCTCTGACGAATAACACACTAAACACACCGAAACGCATTGATTTCAATCATCATCACGGGAAACTTTTCATTCATGGAGGATGGAGCAATATCCCTGTCGATACTTTCCTTGGCATAGAGTGCTATAAGAGAGTTTCCAGCGAAGACGCACCAGAAATATACAACAGTCGCTGGCTGAAGAGATATGTCGTGGCTCTCTTCAAGCGTCAATGGGGTAACAACCTCATTAAATACGGTAACGCTCAATTACCGGGCGGAATGACGATCAACGCCGAGACATTCTACAATGACGGTCGCGCTGACTGCACGGCATTGGAAGAAGAGCTCCGGAATGATTATGAATATCCTTGTGATTTCTATATGGGCTGAGAGGTGTTATAATGAATAATGAAGCAATAGCTGAAATCTGTCATGAAGTGAATCGCGCGCTTGAATACGCTTCTACAGGAACGTTGGGTCCATCATGGGATCAAGCCGACCCTATCATCCGTCAATCGGCCATCAGCGGCGTGCAATCTGTGCGAGACAATCCAGATCTCACAGCTGAAGAAGCACACGAACTATGGCTGCACTACAAGCAGATGGAAGGTTGGGTCCATGGCGAGGTCAAATGCGTCAAGACCAAAACACATCCATGTATGCTTCCATACTCCGAGCTTCCAGCAGCCGAGCGTATCAAAGACTCCGTGTTTGTTGCCCTAGTAGATCAGTTGAAAGACAGATGAGAAATGGCGACTAATCGATTCTTCAATAAGATCAATCACGCGCAGGAGCAGAAGTTATACGGCTCCCTCGTGACTGAGTCTTTTCAGATAAATGGAATCGATGTCCTATATCTGCCGCGGAAGATCGTCGAATTCGATGATATTCTAAAGGAGCCAACTAAGTCTTCTTTCTCACGCGCCTTTCCTATTGAAGCATACTTCATCGACAACGGTAACTATCAGGGCGATCAGAACCTCATTTCGAAGTTCGGTTTCCGGATCAATCAGACGACTGAGCTCCTGATTGCGAAAGATCGATTCGAACAGTTAGGCACCGGACTGATACGTCCAACAGAGGGCGATCTGGTTTATATTGGCGATCCAACTAGTGCGCGAGGGAAGTTCACCAATACATTGATGCAAATCAATCAGGTATGGTACGGCGGTGATGGTGCAAATGCTGATTGGCAATTCGGCACTCATAGCTGTTACAAACTCGTCTGTGAAACATTCATCTATAGCTACGAGTCGATTAAGCTAGGCAGACAAGTCCCGGATAGTCAAGGCACCGAAGCACTCGACATGACCGGCGACTCTGATTCGTCGTCTCTCAGCAACAAGCCCATATTCGACGCGGCGCTTACCACTTTGTTCGATAAGAACAATCCCTTTGCGGATGTGTGATTCTATAGGATAAATATCCATAGGATACTCAGTGAGCTGCATATGCGACCTCTAGGATACTACGCGACGACGAAGAAGCTCATAGTTGCTTTCGCGTCTATCTTCGATGAGATGCAAATCGAAACTGAAGGCAGAGTAGTGAAAGTGCCTCTGCTTTTCTCTCAGAAAGAGAAGTTCATAGATCATCTCGCCGGTGGTGTGGACGTTGATATGGATGATATCAACTATGACATCGTTTTCCCATGTATGGGCTTCGAAGTCACCGGATTCAATTTCTCGGCCGAGCGCCATCTGAATCCGCTTCATACGTGGGTTGAAGATCTCACGGATGGATCTAGCGTGGAGATGTATAATCGCGTTCCATATGATGTCTCGTTCTCTCTTTACATAGGCGCTAAGAAGCTAGAAGATTCGCTAAAGATCGTTGAGCAGATCTGGCCATATTTCAAACCCGAATTGACTCTCACTATCAATGATAGGGAAGAGTTCAAGACCGAGACTAATATCCCATTCACGCTGAACTCTTCGTCGATGACTATTGACTATGAAGGTTCATTGGATCAGCGTCGAACTATCATGTGGCAGTTGGATTTTACAGCGAAAGCGTTCTACTACGCCGTCGCTACCGAAAGCACGAGAATCAAACAGACAGTGATGAACATGCGAAGCATTGACTTCGACTCCAAGTACGAGACTCTGATGTCGACAGTGACACCTATGTCCGCGAATAAAGGCGACATACACACAATCGTCGATCAGGTGATACAGAATGGCTAATAATCCAATCGCGACAGCACTTGGTGTCCAGAATGTGGTGGAAGTGATACCTTACACTCCAGTCGCAGTCACCGAGAATGATGTGGAAGAAGCTAGGGCTAGCATCGTCGAATTGGCTCGAAAAGCGTCAGGGTCGGTCGAAGAGATGTTCTCTATTCTTCAGGCCATGAATGACCCTAAGATGTACTCTGCCGCCGCTTCTTTCATTAAAGCAGTTGCGGATGTTAATGAGAGAGTCATTAAGATAGCGGAAAAGAAATCTCCGGAAACGAATGATGCGAAAGTCGTGAACAATAATGTCTTCTTCGGCTCTACTGAAGAATATCTGCGTCTGAAAAAGACCCAATCAAATCAATGATGGTAGGCACAATAGAGGTGACTACGTCACCTCTATTGTGCTTATTATCTTTTCTTCATTAAATGACGTCATAGCCGCACTAGCAACATATGAACTATTGAAATTTCAGACATGTTTTGGCTATCCACACCAAGAACAAAAAAAACAACGGTTGAAGGAGAAGTATCTTCTACTTCCAGGACGCGGGAAGCGGTTACGCCCTATACTTCAATCTTGGTCCCGAAGGACTTCCGCCACATGACATACCGCACGTTGTTAGATATACCATGACACCTGTTATCACATGTAGATAGAGCAGGTCAACTTTGATGGATGGTTACACCATCTTTCCTATGTGAGTGTCGCACTTGCTCGGGTATAAGATACGTCGTGACTACTTGCTTAGCCGACGGCTGCCCCTTTCATGTTGTTAAATACACATGGATGATATGTTATTCGCATATGGTGTAAGATACAATGCAAACAACAAACTCTTTAAAGACTGATGATCTGACTCGCGAATTCAAGAAGAGAAACGGTTATAATGGCGACGAGCGCCTCAAGAAAGTAGGCGTCCGGCTAGGTCTGACGGAAGAGCAACAGTTGGAATTCGACAGATGTTCGGTGGATATGGAGTACTTTATCCGCCACTACTGCAAGATTGTCACATTGGATGCCGGTATCCAATACTTCGATCTGTATGATTATCAGTTGCGCGCCCTCAACAAACTAAAGGACAATCGCTTCATCATCTGGAAGTGGCCCAGACAGAGCGGTAAGACGACTGTAGTTGCCGCTGCTCTTTTGTGGTACGCTCTATTTAACTTAGAGTTTGAAATCGCCATCATGGCGCAGAAGGGATCTCAGGCAGCTGAAATCCTAAAGCGTATCAAAGTGATGTTCGAGAATCTACCATGGTGGATTCAGCCCGGCGTTAGTGTCTGGAATAAAGGCAACGTCATCTTCGGAAATGGATCGGAGATTTTCACCGGCGCAGGCGAGTTGCGCGGCCGATCGGTCAATCTTTTCTACTGGGATGAGTATGCATTCGTCGAAAACGCCGAACAGACATATACCGCTAACTATCCTATCATTACTTCCGGCAAGACGTCTAAGCTATTCATTACTTCAACGCCGAAGGGATTGAACCACTTCTACAAACTGTGGATGGGAAGTGTCAACGGTCAGAACGGTTTTGTTAGAGATGAAGCGTTCTGGCATGAGCATCCTCTCCGCGATGAAGCGTGGAAAGAAGAACAAATACGGAATACTTCGGAGAGACAATTCAGGCAAGAGTTTGGGACCGAATTCCTAGGAAGTTCTGATACTCTGATATCTGGAGAAAAGCTTGGCTCTCTAGCCTTTGAAGACCCCATCGCTCTCCTGAATGACAAAAAGGACTATCACATATACGAGAATCCAACCCCAGGACGTTCATATGCTCTTTGTGTTGATGTTTCAGAGGGTATCGGGAAAGACTACTCGGTGATAAATGTGATAGATGTCACGAAACTCCCCTTCCGACAAGTAGCCATGCTTCGCGATAACTATATCGATCCACTGGAGCTAGCCTACTTGATTCAACAAGTCGGCACTTCCTACAATGAAGCACTAGTGCTGATAGAAACAAACTCCATCGGTAAGCAGACATCTGATAGTCTCTGGCTGGATATGGAATATGAGAACATGCTAATGACCAGGCCTTCGACTGGTAAGAAAGCCGATGATTTGCCTGGAGTGGGTAAGAGCAGAGACTATGGACTCCGCACAACTCGCCGAACTAAGGCTATCGGATGTACAGCGCTGAAGTCGCTGATAGAGAATGACATGTTGATCATCCGCGACTTTGAGACAATATCGGAGCTGTCGTCTTTCGTCAAGACGGGAACCTCATTCGCCGCTGAATCTGGAAAACATGATGATATTGTCATGTCGCTAGTGTTATTTGCTTGGTTCTCTCAACAGAACTACTTTGCCGATATGGTGGATCTAAATGTGCGAAAGCTGATTGTCGATAATTACCGACAGCAGAATGATTTTGCCATCTTTGGTGTCCTAAATGACGGCCTTCCGTCGGAAACCTCGAGCAACTGGCTGCTAACGCCAACGTCATAACAGCGGATTCCAATAAATACCATAGAAGATATACCACATCGGAGTATAATGATGTCTGAATTCAGTAACTTGAGCCCTGCAGTTGAGACCCGCGAAGTTGATCTTACCAATATCATTGGCGGTACCGGCTCTTCGGGCGGTGCTTACGCTGGCGACTTTATCTGGGGACCCGCAAAAGAAGTAACTCTGATCACTAGCGCCTTGGAACTCGAGCAGCAGTTCGGCAAGCCAACGGATACGAACTATGCCGATTGGTATTCGGCTTTCAACTTCCTAGCATATAGCGGCGACTTGCGTGTTGTACGCGCCATTGACTCGACGGCGATCAATGCCAACAACGGCGGATCTGGCGTCTTGGTCGAAAACGATAAGCACTTTGAAATCGTAAAGACTGGTGCCGACACGTCATGTTTTATCGCCAAGTATCCCGGTCTCCTAGGTAACTCATTGGGTGTCTACGCTGCGGATGCGGCGACTTGGGCGACTTGGGATTACAAGACATATTTCGACTTTGCACCCGGCACCTCGGAGTACGCGAAGAGTGTTGGCGCGGTCAATGATGAACTGCATATTGTCGTTGTTGACGTCCTCGGTGAGTTCAGTGGCGTAGTGGGTTCTATTCTCGAGAAGTATGCTTTTGTGTCTAAGGCTCTAGATGCTAAGGGCCCCAACAATGAGCCGAACTTCTATGTCAATGTCATCAATCGTACTAGTCAGTACGTTCGTGCACTACGTACGATCTCGACCGGATTGGCCACAACGACGGCGAACGGTAAGCTTGGAGCTTTCACAATTGGCGGCTCTGGTGGCACAGGATACGCCACGGCGCCGACCGTTACAATTGGCGCTCCGGATCAACTCGGCGGTGTGCAAGCTACTGCTACTGCCACGCTGACTGCGGGTGTAGTGACGGCGATTACTCTAGTTGAAGCAGGTTCTGGTTATTCGGTTGCACCGACGGTCACTCTAACCGGAGGTGGTTTCACGACTCCGGCAACGGCGACGGTTGCTCTAGATACTGTTGCTGGTTCGGCCTGGGGAGTCAATACAGTTGTAGCTGGCGTGCCGACAGTGTTCAAGGCTCTATCGGCTAAGCTCGAGCAGCCGCTCTCTGGAGGTGCTAACAGCGTCAGCGTGGGAGCAGCGGAGTTGATGACTGCTCTTGACTTGTTCCAGAACTCAGAAGAAGTCGATGTATCGCTTCTGTTCTTAGGCGCCGCCGGCGGTGATTCTGATCATAACACAGTCGTCCGTTATGCGATCGACAACATCGCCGAGTATCGACAAGATGTGTTGGTGTTCTTCTCGCCGAAGCTGTCGGACATCATGAACAAGACACAGAGTCAAGCCGTCGATGGCTGTCTGGCTACGCGGAATGCAATCGGTAGCGCATCTAGCTATGCTGTCATGGATAGTGGCTGGAAAGTACAATATGACGTCTATAATGACAAGTTCCGTTGGGTTCCTCTAAATGCCGACGTCGCCGGTGTATGTGCTCGAGTCGATAGTACTAGCGACCCATGGATCAGCCCCGGCGGTTATACAAAGGGTCAGATCAAGAATGTGACTTCGCTTGTCTTCAAGCCAGTCAAGGCCTCACGTGATGCTCTCTACAAGGTAGGCATCAATCCGGTCGTTACATTCAATACCGACGGAACGATTCTATTCGGTGATAAGACACTGCTTGGCAAGAATAGCGCGTTCTCATCAATCGGTGTGCGTCGCCTATTCATCGTTCTACGTAAGGCAGTAAGCTCTGCGGCGAAGTACTTCCTGTTCGACCAGAACAATGATTTCACTCGCGCAGCGTTTGTGAACACTGTCGAGCCATACCTCCGCGAAGTTTCGGGCCGAGGTGGCATTGACGCATACAGAGTAGTTTGTGACCAGACGAATAACACTGCTCAAGTGCAGATGGCACGCCAGTTCATCGGCGACATCTACATCAAGCCGGTCTATTCCATCAATTGGATCCAGTTGAACTTTGTGGCTGTTCGACAAGATGTAGCTTTCGAAGAGAAAGTCGGTCGCGTTGGCTAAGATAGGTCAGAGTAAATTAGAAGAGATCATTGGAGAAAACAATGTCAGAAAGTTCCGTCTATACCTTCTTGGCTAACTTCCAACGGGGCGGCTTCAGGCCGAATCGTTATCGAGTGAATGTGACGTTCCCAGCCGGCGTTAATGATAGTACCGACGCCAGCAGAAAGATTTCATTCACTTGTACAAGTGCGAGTTTGCCAAGTTCAAACATTGGCATCGTCACAGTTCCTTACATGGGTCGACCAGTTAAGTTGCCGGGCGATAAGACGTTCGACGATTGGACAGTACAAGTAGTCTTGGATAATGACTTCTTGGGTCGGCGCGTATTCGAACAGTGGCATGATATGCTTCTGGGTTTTGAGTCGAACGTAGCACAAGAGCAAATGATCAATCCAGCCAACGCTTTTGCGACGGCCACTGTCTATGCTCTGGATCGCGCCGAGAATGTCCTACGCACTTATACCATCGAGGGTATGTTCCCATCGGTGCTCGGTGAAGTGACGCTCGGCTATGATCAGAACGATCAGGTCGCGATGCAGTCGATCACATTTGCCGTCAATGGATGGAAGTCAGACCTGACTTCCTAACCTAAGCGAGCTGCGAGAATAGACTATGTCTGAGAATCTCTTCGGCGACGCTGGGATCGAAAATCAACCGAAACAAGCGCCCCTGATCACGTTCGATTTGGGGCGCGATGTTCTTGCTGGCCCGGTCGTCTCGGCCGCTAGTGCGGCTGGTGGAATAACATCGGTACCGTTCACATATGATATGTCGTCCATGGACGACTATCAGCTTATACGGACATATCGAGAGCTGGCCAATACAGCTGAAATCGATGGCGCTATCCAAGAGATTCGTAATGAGGGTTTCATTACGGATGTTCCGGGTAAGAGAGCATTTCAGCTCTCGTGGTATGCCGATGCGAAGACTCCGACAAGCATCAGGGAGAAGATCGAGAAAGAAAGTATCTTCATCTACAATCTGATCGACTTCGAGGTTAATGGTCCGGCTTGGTTCGAAGATTGGTTCGTCGATGGTGAGATCTACTTACAGAAGTTTATCATCGCCGGTCGAGGAATTGTAAAAGTTCGTCCGATTGATCCGCTTAAGATACGTCAAGTGAAGATCATCCCTGTGCCGGATGCGCAGGGAACATATGATATGAACAAGGTCAGAGACGTTTACATCTATCGATCTTGGGATCCGATTGTCAATCCTATGAATCGCATCATTGAATGTCAGGTCGGGACGAATATCAATGGCCTTCAGATTAGTCCGGATGCAATCACTCATGTGAATTCTGGCTTATTCGATCGAACAACCGGCCGATATGTAGGACGCTTGAAGAAAGCCATCATTCCCTACAACAACATGAAGATGATGGAAGAGGCAATGATCATCTTCCGAGTAGTGCGTGCTCCTCAGCGCCGCGCATTCTATATCGACGTGTCTGGTCTCCAGAAGAATAAGGCCGAACAGTACATTCAGGGAATGATGCAACGGTTTCAGACCAAGATGGTCTACGACACAAAAACTGGCTCGATCACCGATAAGAGAAATCTAGTATCCATGATGGAAGATTACTGGCTCCCACGTCGCGATGGCGCCAAAGGGACCGAGATATCAACCATCGAAGGACAGAGCGCGCAGGATATTCTCGATGAAGTCGAGTATATGCGTGACAAGCTATGGCGCGCATTAGATGTCCCACGTGGACGGTTCCAGAATGAATCAACGACATTCGATTTTGGTCGAGGCACACAGATTCAGCGCGACGAGTACCGCTTCACTAAGTACATAACTACACTCCGGCGTCATTTCATGACGGTCATTGACGATCTACTCCGGACGCATTTGATCGCCAAGCGAGTTATCAAAGCATCCGAATGGGATCAGATCCATCGCGACTTCTTCTGGCAATTCGCGGAAGATAACAACTTTGTCGAGCTGAAGGAAACTGAACTACTCAATTCTCGGTTAGCTCTGTTGCAAGCGTGTGATTCATATGTGGGTAAATACTTTAGCATGAACACTGTAAAGAAAACAGTTCTGCGCCAATCAGACGCTGAGATAGCAGAAGAAATGGAACAGATCAAGAAAGAAATCGCGAGTCGTCAGCCTCAATTGACACCGCCAGTAGAAACCGAGGAGTAAGAAAGATGAATGATACATTTAACATCATGCATGATCTTAAGAGAGAAGCATCTATCGAACTGCAGAGACTGATGGAAAGCGGCGAAGTCGTCGGCCTACTGGGAGTCGATCCGGACACTCTTGGAGCTACCGAGCGAGAAGTCCCATCAATGGCACCGCTGGAGGCGTCGATTGTGACTCATCTTCGGGAACTGGGAAGAGTTCTAGGATCCGATGAGGGAAAGTATTCGACCGGCATGTTGGATGTCACATTTGAGTCTAAGGCAGCTGCCCTGAAGTATATGGATGAGCTGGACTTGAATGAGTATGTTTATGCTTACAACTGCGAAGTCGAAGGCTCGACCGACGAAGACGGTGAAGTGGATATTGCTGATATTCCGGATAATGCAACGGGTTATCGCTACCACATTTCGGTCGTTTTGGACCCAAGTATTGTCCAGTTCGCGGTCGAAGATGTTGAAGTACAAGACGGCGATATCATTGATGATGATAACGGCGCTATCATGGAAGTGAAACGAGCTGTCAAGGTCAACTTCCGCGGGAAGAAGAGAATCAAGATGGTCTGTAATCCGGGCTACCGATATAATCCGGATCGCAAAGTGTGTGAGAAGATCACCGGCGCCGAGATGGCCAAGAGTCGAATTGCACATCGTCATGCGGTCATGGCGAAGAAGGCGCAAGGTTCTGCTTTCAAAGCCCGCTTGGTGCGAAAAACAAGAAAGGCTCTCCGGTTCCGGAAGGCGATGGGAATCTAAGAGGAGACTACCATGGAAGTCTTATGTGAACGTCTAGAAGATGTCCGGAATGAGATTCTGCAAGAAGGTGACGGTGCTAATGCCAAGAAGCAGTATTTCTTGGAAGGTATTAGCATCCAAGCCGATATCTTGAATCGCAATCGCCGCATATATCCGAAGGAAGTTGTCAAACCGGTCATCGACAAGTACATCAGCGAAGTGTTGTCCAAGAACATGGCAGTTGGACATCTGAATCACCCTGAGGAAAGTGGCAGCATTCTCAATAACCCCAAGGAAGTCTCTCATAAGTTCGTCTCACTGACGGAAGATGGTTCGAACTGGATCGCCAGAGCTAAAGTCGCAGTGGGCACTCCGAATGGCAACATCGTCGCTGGATTGATGGATGCCGGCATTGTCATGGGTATCAGTACACGCGCAGTCGGAAAAACGATTCTGCAAGAGAGCAATGGCTCCAGTGTTCGTGTCGTTAAGGCATTCAATATGCTGAGTCCTGGCGATATCGTAATGGATCCTTCCGCGCCTGATGCATATCTCACTGCCATCATGGAAAGTAAAGATTGGGCATGGGAAAATGGCGTGTTGATCGAACGAGAGAAAGAAACTAAAGAAATCATAAATAAAGTTGTGAGAACTGGTAGATTGGATGAACAGATGATGAATCTCTTCCACTACTTAATCCGTTTGAACTCAGGAGCTTAAGAAATGAGAGACATCCAAGAATTCCTCAAAGAAAACGCTATTGATGTCTCAGTTGGGACTGCCACAGCGCTAGATAGCCTTCTAAAGGAACATGTAGAATCTGTGAGGAGAGAGCTTGAAGAAGTACATACTTCGGAAGTGGCTTTTCTGAAAGAGGCAGCAAACAAATACGTTGATGATTATGTCGTCAACGCTGCTCGGGAAGCAGCACGCCAATTCACGGAAGAGAACAAGGAACGTCTGATCCAGACTGAACAGTTTGCTAGAATGCAGGAAGCATTCGAAGCGGTCAAGGCTTCCATTGAACAAAATGGGTTCAAGCTCGATAATGACGCTTCCACTAGAGCTCTCAATGAAAAGCTCTCTGAAGCGAATACCACCATCGATACTTGCCTGGGACGAATCCAGAGTCTTGAAGAGTCGCTGACACGCGTCTCTCGCCAGAATAAGATTTTTGAAGCGACTCGTGATCTGGTTGCAACGCAAGCCGAAAAGACTCAGCGGTTGCTGGAAACAATGTCATTCGATTCCGATCAAGAGTTTGACGCCGCTCTTTCACTGATCATCGAGACTGTTCTCAAGGAAGACAAAGCCGCCGATGATGCCGGCGAGGCCGATGATAAGGATGCCGACAAGGACGATGATAAGGATGCCGACAAGGACGATGATAAGGATAAGGGCGACACTGGCACCAAGAAACTCGACGAGAGAGTCGTTGGATATCTCCAACGTTACGATGTCCGCTTCGGACGTGGCTAAATCACAACTTCATTAAATACTTGTAAGAGATCAGGAGAACAAAATGACTCAAGATGTACACGACTACAAGCCACTTCTTGAGAAGTGGGATCCGGTACTCAACGACAAAGAATCGCCGGAGATCAAGGATCCATATAAGCGGAAGGTAACCGCCCGCCTCCTTGAGAACACTCAAGAACACCTGATGGAAGATTCCAACCTGACGTCGGGTGTTGCGAATTGGGATCCGGTCCTGATCAAGATGGTTCGCCGCATGGCGCCTCGCTTGATCGCATATGACATCATGGGCGTTCAGCCTATGAGTCAGCCAACTGGTTTGGCCTTCGCTATCAAGGCACGTAAGGCTCTAACTCCTCCGAACACCAATCCACAGGGTGGCGCTGAAATCCTAGGCTTGACCGAGCCGCAAGCGAGCTACGGTGGTACCGGTTCAGACGCGACTATCACGACGGCAAACTTCCTGACATCGTTCGCGACAGGCAC